TTCCCTGTAGAGTAGGGGCAGACACTTATAGACCAGTCGCAATTTATTCGGGGACCATAAACTGACCGCCTGAAGGTCTATTAAAAACTTGACTTCATGTCTGGGGACTGGACGGCGGTTTATTTTTAACAACTAAAATTTACAATTATGAAAAACACAGAACTTAGAATTGGAAACCTTGTAGATCATAATTACGGAATATCCACGGTTAATATGATTCGCGGTAATGATATTGGACTTTACGATTCAGGTCTTGCATTATGGGGAACTACTATTGATAAAATTAAACCTATACCACTCACAGAAGAATGGCTGATTAAGTTCGGGTTTGGGAAATCATTAGGTTACGATTTTGGGAATTCACTAAAACAAGTTCATTATTTCTTCTGGCATGGAGTGTGTATTATATTTTCAGATGAGTTTTGGTATTCAGTTAAGAAATATGATGGCGGTACATCAGAAAATTATGAGCCTGAAATTGAAATAAAATCAGTCCATCAGCTTCAGAATTTAATTTTTGCACTAACTGGTTTAGAACTAGAACCTAAGTAGACGGTACTGAACGCTAACGCCTATTGATGGCCGTAAACGGTAATCAATTCCCACATATGGGCCAATAATAAAACGCTTGTCGGCCTTCTTTCGGTATCTGTCACGCTGCTCTGTTAGTATTAATCCTTTCTCATGCTCCAACGCTGTTTTGCTTTGCTCGATGGAAAGCAAGTTATTGAAGTTACGCCACATTTCCGCTTTCTGATTAACCAGTGTATTGATTAAAGTATCCTGTTCAAATCGGATTGAATCCCCTAAATCAACAAACCTATCAAGTTCTGGAATGGAATCTATTAAAGCCTGAACCGGTTGCCTTGCCTTTTCCAGTTTCCAGTTAAGCATCTTTATTACCCGTTTGCTTTCTATTAGAGCGAGGCTATCTTTTAAAGCCTTCTTATTCACGCGCTTCATTAAGTCGTTGCCAGCCTTAAAAGAACTATCAAGCTTGTCCTGTATATGGACTAGTCGCTTATCTTCCTTCTTTTCGGTTCTAACTTCCTTGACTTTACCCCCGCACTTGGATATTAAAACCGCCGCCGCTATAATCACTATAGCTAGAATTATGAGGTATTTAAAATATTTCTTTGCTGTTTCTTGCATTTCTTATTAAATTTACACCGTTATGCAATAGCTACAAGTCTTTAGGTTTCCCGCATAAGATTCCGAAAAGCAATTTAAAGGCTCCGCTCCCGAAAAGTTTGGAGCCTTTTTACTACCAAGTCAAAATCTTTACTATCTTCGTATCCACATAAAATTCATATAGCTATGAAACGAATCTAAAAAATCAAGTCATGACAAAAAGAAAAGCCGTGTGACTCCATGTCAGCGGCTTTTTTAATGCCTTGTATAAATCAACCAAGCCGACAGAACTGCCACGGCCAATGCCATAACCTTAGCTATTGCGTGAAAAGTTGGTCCGGTCCACGCAAAGAACCTATCCACAATCCCTGAATCTTTTTCCTTACGGTCGTAATATAACCAAGCCTCACCGCTCCAAACGTTTCTACAGATTTCGTATTGAATCCAGAATGTACACACCTGAAAAGTTACGTACGGAAACCACAAAGCCAGTAATTGCCACGCTGAAAGCTCGCCGTAGTTCGTGTAAGCATCCTCGAAAACTATTAGCATCAACACTCCGTGAAGTATTGCAGCCATTCCACGGGTGATTCTGTATTTCCAGTAATCCGGCTTACCTCCGTTCTTCGTTATTTTCTTGTCCCAGATATTAAAACCCAAAATTATTGGGTGCCAAAGGAGTAGTATTAAGATTTTCATAAAGAAAGTATTACGTATCCGTCCTGATCCACATCCCCAGCCATTTTAAGCTGCATGATTGTGGTGTATTTTGTTCCACGTGGAAACTGAAAATGTGGTTTATCCACGAATTTCCACCGGCCTCCCCATTCAAAGCCGGCCGACTCCCCTATAACTCCTAACTTTTGCCAAAGTGTTTCATTTTCCCAAACTGCTTTTCCGTTTACAATAGGCACAACGTCGATGGCGAGCCCGTAATTGTGAAAACTCTGACCAGGTTTTGCTTTGGTGACGATATTTCCAGGTGTAGTACGACCCTGATTATAAAGTTTTTCTTGTTCGTCGAACGTTCTAAGCCCAGCCGTGATCTTTATTTCAATGCCTTGAGTCTTCGCCTTAGCGATAAAGTCAATGGCCATAGGGCGAACTTTTGGGTGTAGTTTGTCGATCATAAAGTTTTCAGCATTCTGTCTGTAATCTGGCAGTTTTCCGTTACGCTTTCGGTGAATATCCTCATAACGCTGTCAATTGTGGCATTTGTCATAAATACTTTAACATTAAAATGGTCGGCCAAATCCTTTAACCCAGTTATCGAATTGCCTGAAGTGTACAAGATCATCGGCGGTTCCCCTCCAAGCTTCTCAGCTAGTTCTAAACCTCCCACGCGGGGTAAGTTAAGGTCAGATAGTACGAAGTCGTAACGATTGTTGTTAATCATACGCAAGGCATCGGCCCCGTCATCAACCGCGTCAACTTTATAACCTTCTTTTTTCAACGACTCAACAAGCTCCAATCTTGTTTTGTCGTTATCCTCAACGATTAGGATTCTCATTTTTGAATTTATATTTAACAATGTAAAAGACTTCTGAATGGGCTTCAATAATCTTTGAACAGTTTTGTATCACAGATGATGACTCCCCAATTTTCGTTACCACCTGCACAATCAATGCCTTCATTTCTTCGTTGTTCTTTTCGTGTTTTCGGTTGTTTGCCTTGTGAATGCTGGCGATATAAATCCCCATACCTCCAACGGTTGCCCCCAATCCTACTATAAAACTAACAAGTATTTGAACCTCATTCATTGCCTAACCTTTGTATTGCCTTTAAAATGTTTCTCCTTACCTTTTTCCTCTTTAAACTATTCAAATATCGCCTCAAGTAACTTAATCCAATCCAACTAAATGCGAATATACTCGCCCCTATTACTGCTTGCCATTCGAAATTCTCCATTGCCAGTTTGCGTAAATTATAAAGCATACAACCGAAACTACGTTCATACTTAAAGGCAATATAAAATACCAACTATCTTCTGAATAAGTCAATGGGAGTTTCTCCCATACGTTATTCCCTGTTACCAAATAATCCGCGAAATCCAACACACACAAAACTACAAAAAACCTGTCCGTCTTTATGTCATCATCCTGCTGTGAGTTTTTCCAGATCATTATCACAAGTGAAATAATAATGAAGTGCTCCATACAATAGTAAATGAACGACCTCAAATAAATATCTTCAAAACAAATCAACGCATAGCACGCTGTACCTTGCGCTTCCCGTACGGATTCAAAAAGAACCCCCAAAACGAGCAAAAATAGTTGATATGTTGCTCTTAATGACATCCTCCCGGGGGACAGCCAGGAGGCTTTCCTGATTGAATTGTAGTATAAACAAGCATCCGGCATTTATCTAACCCCATGATAAACTTCTCAAGGTGGTCGTAAAATTCCGGTTGCAATTCGCTTGACTGAACGCTGATATAGGTAACCCCTTTATAACGTTCTTCTGGTTTCTTTTCTTCCATATCAATATTCTTTACCGTTACTGTCTGTATGAATTATCCGCCCCGTGGCTACGTCTACTTCTGTTTTTACTATGTTCAATCTTGTAACCGGAACAGTCGTAGTTTTAGAGTCCAACCATTTCCAGTACTGAGTAGTTTGGTAAGCCTGTGGCCAGATTGAATGTGCATTAGGTGACCCGGTTAATTTAATCAAATCAATATCTTTTCCCTGTAGCTTCAAAGTTTCGACCATGTCCTTCACGCTTAAGTAACCGTATGAGATTGTATAATCGTTCGGGTCATAGTAGTGTATAGACGGTATTTTTCCCATCTCAGGTAGAATTTTATTCCTTATGGTTCCGTCCACCTGTCCGCAAATAGTCGCCGCTGTTTTGAACGTTCCCATCTTCTCATAAACAAGTGTAGGAATTATCATCCCGCCAGCGGATAAGCCTGTGATATGAAGATCTAGATTGTATGTCTTCATTAAATCAATTATTGGATAGGTTATATTTCCGTACCAACCTGCGTAACTTGACGGCAACTGAGGACACACCACAATATAAGGTACCTCTAATCCGTTCTTTAACTGCTTTGGAATTTCGGTATTTTCGAGTAGTGATAGATTGGTCCCGCGTTCCCCTAATCCGTGTAGAAACAACACCGCACCACGTATCGGCATTGTCGTTGGTGTGTACTTCAGGTATTTGATGCCGTTATACGAAAGCTCTTCGCGCTTCATTGCTGCAAACGAGCAAACCGAAATAAGAAGTAATAAAATAGTTAGTCTCATATCATAATTGAGTTATTGTCACCTTAGCAAACACAGTCCATCTATAAGAATCAGCATCCCCAGAATCAACCACAACTCTGATTAAATTTGATGCAACGCTAATTGTCATACTCGCACCGGCATCTGTTTCTAGCGGTGTCATTAAAGCCTGAGTAGCTCCTACTTGAACTACTGTAGTGGCTCCGTCCTTATTGAATGCTGCGGCATATTTATACGCTACCGATTCTGATCCGTCAGACTTAATACCAATACCAGTAAATTCAATTAGAGCTGTAGCATCTGTGTACCCATTCAAAATATTTATATCCTGGGTAACGCTGGTTCCAGTAGCATCAATCCAAAGTGTTTCGTATGTCCTATGTGTAGTTGATGCGCTTGATCGTGTTTCCTTTGCTACAACACCTCCTGTTATATCCTCCTGCGCCTTATCTGTCCACGTTGGAGCCGCTCCACTTCCTGCACTGGTTAGTACTTGCCCGCTTGTTCCGTATGTTGCTCCCCCTATACCAAGTTGACCGGCTGAACCTATTTGAAAACGGTTCGTGTTATCAGTTCCAAGTATTAATGGTTGCGCTGATAGTGTACCGATGGCCATTCCAAGGTTAGAAGCGCCGTCAGCAAAAATGAAATATTTATCAGCTCTTGATACTCCGAATAAATTACCTACTGCGTTAGTAGAACCACCGTAAAGCTGACCACCATAAGAAGTAAAAACAGTTCTGTCGTTTAGTAAATAATTAGTAGCCTGTCCTCCTGCATTAGTTGCGCGTGCTCTAAATCCACTTCTACCTACTCCTGTACCTGTGATACTTATTAAGTCATTGCCAGTCCCTGTAACTCCTATCATTTCGTTACCTGTACCATCCAGATTTATCATCTTATCAGATACACCGTAAGAAATTCCAGCTGGTACGTCTGTAGTTACTAAGTTACCAGTATTGGTTCCTGACATGATTATAGATCCCGAACCTGTTCCGGCGACATCCACAGACGCGGAAAGTTTACCGTCTATCTCAACACTTGATGGAAAATAAATATCCGCTACACCGTCATACCAACGACTAGTAAAAGCCCCCGGCCATCTTTCCCCCTTATATTTAATATCAACATCAGCATTGCCAGTAAATACTACACCGTACCTGCACCAATGTACGTTTATATTACCCATACCAAATATAGGATGTCCACCCGCACCATTAATTCTAACCCCTCCAATACAATTGAAAGCGTTCATGCTAACCCATGAATCGTGTTCTTCAACTCTAAACCCATAATAGAATCCGCAGGATGTTATATTTACTGCTAACGACCTGTAGTCATCATGCGAAGTTCTTGACAAAAGAAATCCGTAAGTTTCTGCAACAGGCTCTATAGAAACAGTTGGATTACTCTCGGTAAACGCATAATCATTTTTGACCTGCTTTGCTGATAAATATCCCAGATTAAAGGCAGTCATTATCGGGGCTATATGCGTAGTCCCTGTTAATGATTTGACACGAATAGCAATATTTTCTATTTGGACCACAGTTCTATTAGTGTCTGTAAATCCATCGTTTTCAAATGGAGATCCTATCACTGATGGGAGAGTACCTGATCCAACGATAACAGAAATAAGTTGAACCCCTGTAGTAGGTTGTCCAACACTTACAAATGGTCCCCATGTCAGTGGTACTTGCGTCTCTCCAATTAATTTTATAGAAACTAGCTGAGTTGAGTTAGGCGTAAGAGGTATATAAATCTGGCAATTTGGATTAACTGAATTTACCGAAGTTTGTAACGCTCCAAATAATAAATATCTTCCACTAGGAAAATACACTGTTCCTCCATTAGCCGCAAAAGCCGCATCGATAGCAGATTGAATTTCTTGGGTGTCATCATTCCCCCATTCAATTTGTTTTGCTGAAATTGTGGTACTCGCGTTTGTAGCGATACTTACAGAAGTGGAGGAAGTATAGCCGTCAATCGTTGTGAGCAAGTCTGCACCCGCTGCGCCTGCACCAAAAACTCTAATTGACTTTCCGACATCAGCAGCAGTAAACACGCTCCCTGTGGTTGTCAATGCATCCGTTCCAGAAGTTATTGAAGCATCAGAAACTGTTTGGTAATCATGCATCGCGCCATAAGTCTCAACGTTATAAACCCTTTCGGATATAGTTTGAATCTTATCGTAAAGAGCGTTCTTACTAGCTCCGTCTGTTGTATTTCCATTCCAAGATGATGAATAAGCAGCATCAGAAATTGAACCACCGCCAGTAGATCCCCAAACAACTCCACCTGCACCATCACTTACTAATCCTTCACCAGTAGATCCTGAATCACCATTTATAGTTACGGTTGCAGCATCACCTACTACAATAATTTCTTGTAAACTTTGCAATCTTACAGTCCCATCAGAAAGTAATCCGATGTAACTACTCGCGCCGTCTTGGATGTAAAGGTTATTACCGTCTGTATTTATTACGTTGTCGCCAGTTAATGTGGCTCCAGCCGTTAGCACCTGTTGTAAGTCCTGAGTACCTCCACCAAGATCAGCTATATCCTGGGTAGTTACCTTTTTATTAACACCACCTTGTACAACCTCTACAAGCTCATTGCCGTCAGGAGTTGATGCGGTTGGTAATTCGGTAATCTTTTTATTTGCCATTTTCTTTAATTGAATCTTTAGAGAGTAAACCTACAGCAGTCGCCACGCCACCAATACAAATAATCCATTGCTCAGAATCTATTTTACCAAGCCAAAACATAACAGTCATAACCGCAATTAATAATCCAGTTACCGATGTTCTCCAGTGTTTAAATATTCTTTCCATCATTGAAGTATTCTAAAGTTTCCATCTTCTGTTATTCTAAAATCACTATCTTCTAAAATTCTAAACACTGAATCATTAGGAGTATTTCCTGGAACTCCGGACAACTTAGATCGATTTGATTTTGATAAATTCGTTCTTGAACTACCAATATTCAATTTTGATGATCTGCCAGTTGTTAATCTTGTTCTCATACCGCCGTGAATTGTCCGTACTGCAAAACAATATCATAACCTCCAGTTTGAACGTACCCTATTTCATAGTAATAATTACCATTGTCATCGAATGTCATATCCAAAACACTGGCGTTTATTATCAATGAAAAACCTGATTGGCTTAAACTGATATCTTTTATCTCTATGCCCAATCTCTCGTTATAAACTCTTAAAAAAGAACTCACATAAGACGGAAATGTAAAGTCTGTTTCTGTGTCACACTCTTCTGTGTAGTACTCAATCTGCTTATCAATGATAGCCTGACGATTGTAAACAATCATTGGCTTCTCAACTCCGTCAAATAGTTTTACCCGCAACATCCTCGACCTCCTTTCCCATACAAATCAGGTTGACGATATTTATTTTTAACTGCGCTTATTTTAAAGCTGTTTCCTATGTTTCTGTTATGGCACCCGGTGTTATAAAGTGGGTAATCTGCTGAATGATTGTTCAAATAGTCAATCAAAATGTTTTTATAGAACTGACTTTGTGCTTTTGCGTCTCTAATTATAGTCGCCATAGCTGCATCACTGGCCACGGTGCTGTTTTCTTCTGAGTGAACCCTAAAACCTGACCGTGTTGACTTAACATTCGCTCTAATTGTCCATTTTTCGTTCGCTTCCCATGCTAAAAATTGTTTTATGTACGGAAATAAAGTTGTGTAAAGGGAAGAAAGTGTATTTGCTTGGTAATTTGTCTGAAAATCTTGGTAAAATCCATCACCGATAAGCATTCGCAAAGTCTCCTGCGCCCTGGTAATGGGTTTATCAAACTCATCATCGGGGATATTTGTAGGAATATCTACCTCATCCTTTAAATAGGCGTATGTTATTAACTTATCTAGTTTAGCCATTGGTCAATGTCTTTAAGTTTCACCTCTAAAAAGTCAAACATTTCTTTCCCGCCCCATGCGTTGTAGTCAATCGCGGCACACCCCTCATTTAAAAGCGCATTACTAAACTGCTCGTTCTTTTTTAAATACGAATGAATCCTTTTAAGCTGTTTATGCCCTAAACTTTCGTTATTTAAAATTTTTTGAGCGACTTCTAAACCAGCTAATCCACCGCATTTAATCCCCATTTTCTCCTTATACTCCAGAGTTTTCTTTACGGTGTTACGGACTTTTTCAGGGAACCCGATAGGAATAGCGTTCAGCATCTTTGCCTGAGTTGGAGCCGCTTGCGCAGGATCTGCCACGCTGGTATCGGTTAACTCAATCTCGGTATTGTCTTGAATCCACTTCCGACGTTCTTCGACAGACATAGCGTTCCAAATCTTATCATCCAAAATCTCAAGTTCTGGGAAAGGATTATAAGGTACGATAACAATATCTTCACGGTAAGGAGTGGAAAACGAGCTTAATATTTTAGAATAAGCATCGGTTAAAATTCTTTGTTTCTTGATAGACCGCTGTTGCATTAGCTTAACAGCCACACGGACCATATTACCGTCACCGCCTAAAGAAACACCTTCGTTTATATTCGCTAGGATTGAAGGCACTTTAAAGGCTATGGTGATCTTCTTAGTCGCTTGGTTGTCCAATGTTATGAACATCTCCCCACTGTTGTTGGAAGGCATTGCAATAGGCACTGGTAGTTCTTCTTTGTTTGCGAACCAGCTTACCCACATATTACCCACCCGCTTGGCGCCCATGAAGTTTTCGGATATGATGTTATCCAGTTCTTCGCCTTTGGTTATAGCTTTCTCTCCGCTTCCTTCTTCAGGATTGTTTGCCGGTTCATCTGGATTGCCAATCATTGCGAGCATAAAAGGCTGCAAAAACCCGTTGTTTATATTGTCTTCATGATAATCCGAAACCCCCGATTCAATTTTCATCCACTTCAAAGCCGCGGTGGCTTCTGGCATTGGATAGAACCGACTTAAAGCCGTGGTAGTCCCGAAAAAGAACACTTGTCCTTTGTACTTTGTCTTTTGCTCTGCGAATTGTGCCGAAACTGCCTTCGGATTGTATACATCGAAAACGGTAGTTTGACTTTTATCGTTTTTATAGTACCCTGTTCCAAAATAAGGGTTGTAGTAAATCTTAGAAATATACCCGTTGTCATCTGGCTTACCTAGCCGGCAATTTTCGAACGGCAAAACCTCCCAATTTGTGATTGAACCCATCGCGTTGTATTGGAATCTCCAATAAAACCCTTCGTATTCAGCGAAAGCCTTTGTGGTCGCTTGGTGAACCTGGAAAAAAGTTTCCCCTTTTGAATTAACTATACGTTTTTCTAAATCGGTATCCGAAAACCCAAACCCTTCCAAGAAATCAGCTATTGTTGACACGCAAGAACTCGCGGAACTTGATTCAGAGATAGCCTGATGCCATTTTAGCGGCCAGTTATCGTAATCATCAAAATAAGGTAGATACTCGTTAGAGGTTAACTGTTGCCGATTAGCAACTTGGCGGTATAGATTGTAAATCTTCAGCGCTAGACCCATAGAATTCGGGCAAACCGTATTTTACTGGCACACGGACCAGAGGCTTACCGGGATAAAGTTCACAAATATCCCCCTCCTTCAGGTGAAAGAAATTTTTCGCTATGTTGGTTCGCTCAATGTTTGCTTTGGCGGTGCTGTTTCGAATCTTACGGTGTATATCTGAACGGACGTAGCTGTAATGATCCATCACAATATCCGACCATTCAACACCGGAATTAATGTTTAAACTTCTAGTTGGATCGATCCGGATTGCATTGCCTTCCCACGCAAAAGGATAGCTTCTGTTGAACTCATGTTTTAATGTTGGTGTAATCTTATGGATGAAAGGAACGCGCGTTGTATCAAGTCCTATTGTTAAACTAGGGCTTTTAACGTACACCTGCGAAGCGCAAACAAGTCCATTAATTTCAGGATTATGATCTAAGTAATCTTTCCATTTATAAAACTCCAATCTATCATACATCTCATCTGAATCCATTGAAATAAAATGAGTATATCCAGCTTTTCTAGCCAATGATAACCCATAATTTCTTTTATCTGTTTCCGAATACATAGGCATCTGAAACATTGGTTCTCGTATTAAAACTATGTCTTTCCAATAATTTGGTATTTCGCAGTATTCACCATAGCTGCTTTTCTCTGATGCTACTATAATTATACCGTCAACAAGTGGTGATATGTTATCTACTGAATATTTTAAAATATCCCAGTCTGCCCAAACATTATAGATTGCTGCGAGTTTCATTTCCAAAACCCTTTAGGGCATTCTTCTTCTTCTAACGAAGCCTTTGCGTGAAGCTCACAAAAGCACACACCGCAGAAATAACCTTTCCTGAACGGACAATCTAAACAAATAACAAGCCTATCACTAGCCATCTGCGAACGCTTGGCGAATAGGAACCGGAACCAACCTTTAATTATGTTTATCATAAGCCTTGACAATAAAATACTGAACCAGGTTCCGGCGCTGAATAACCCGGACCTACATAACTTAAATGAGATCCACCACGCTGGTACTTCATACCTAAACGCTGTGCAATAATGCTGGCGCAAGTCATGTCATGGCGGTGGTCTTCCCATGATCCTGCAAAACATCCTGCTTTAGCTGACTCTTTCCACTTATAAAAGAACTCCATAGCAAGTTCTGACTTTAGATTCAATCCAAGTAGGCCAGCTGAGAACATTATAAATCCTCCCGGTCCTTGTTTCATTTCTTCTTCTGTAACCTTGAAGTAATTACGCGTATGTTGGTTGGTCCATCGCCCGCAATAATGGCCGGCTTCTTCTTGGAAGTAACCGTCACGCTTTATAATTTCTTCAATCTTTGACAGGTCGCCTTTTAAGTACATCGAACTATCAACCCAAAGAACTATATCGTCTTGTTCGAATGCCTTTTCGATTGCGTTAATCTTAAACTCATAAGGGCTTTCTGAATGAGTTTTCCAGTCTTTAGGATAGTCTGAAATAAACAACCCATTACCGCCTAAGCTGTTCATTAATCTTCTTTGAGCGGCCCTGTATTGCTGTGTTGCAAAGTTTACTACTATCATACTTTATTTTTTAACGCAATAGCAAGTGAATACATTAACTCTAAATCAAGTCTTTGGCGTTGATCCCCTTTGATTTCTCTCATTCCGTTCACTGCTTGAGCTAGTTTGTCAAGTATTTCATGTTCGTTATACATGGGTTTTACATCCTCATGACTTACTACTGGCATACTGTCTAATGGTCGTATCATCTTGCGTATATTAAATTTTCAGGTGAAGTATAAATTACTTTGAAGTCTTTCAACATCTCATCAAACTTAATTTTCTTGAATTGATCCCCGTTTGTTTCAACGCAAATCAATTGAGTTTCGGATAAATCAATCTGTTCCAAAACTTCCAGCTCAAGCCCTTCAATATCAATCGAAATGAAATCAAACTTCTTAAACTTCCAACGGTTCATAGCTGTTTTCCACCGGAAGCAATCGACCGTAATTTCTTCGTACTTAACTGTGCGTTTGAATCTGTCGGTTTCCTTCTCGACTAATGTAGAAACTAATCCAACATCACCCGTTTTTACAAGTTCTCCAGATTCCCACATAGTTACTTTTCCGTTACTCGTTCCTATCGCATAGTTGTAAAGATAAAAACATCCCTTAGTATCTTCATAGTTCTGTTTCAACTTAGCGAAAGCCCGTGGAGAAGGTTCGATCAACACTCCACACCAGCCTAATTTAGAAAGCGCATAAGTGTTTGAAAAGGTAATACCATCGTTAGCGCCTATGTCTATGAACGTTCCGGTTTTACCTTTGAAGTAGTCCAGTATAATTTGTTCCTCTGCGTTTTGACTATGCATGATTAGTTATTTTATCGGCCTCCGATGTATGTTTAGAATGGTTATAGCAATGTATTACCGATTCGCTTTTTGCTTCCGTTGTGCAGTGTGTTAAAACCTTTTCCATCCATGTAAAGTCTTCACCGTAATTTGAATCTTCGAATGGATATAGTTTTGCGTAGGCCGATTTAACCGGGCAGATATGCCAGGGACGCCTGCGAATCATAAAGCTACTAGATGCCTGATCGTTGGGATACTTCAACCCCATTTCAACCAGCATCCAATAAGTATCAAACTTTGAAATATTTCTGAACGTACACACGTCAGCATTGAACTGGCAAAGACGTACCAATGTCTCAACGTAGTTAGGTGCTATATCTTCATCATCATCCAAGAAACATAAATAAACCCCCTCTGATCGTTTTACTAATGCCTCTCTTTTCTTACCGATAGATAAACCCCCATTCAAAAACTTTGGTGAGTCATCGATTAATATTTCAATCTTACCTAATGTAGGATGTACGGTATCCATGTAAGCTATCTGCCTGTGAACTTCATTGTAAAGTTTCGTGAACATCGCACCACGTTCCGGTATTGTTGGAATAAGAATAGAAAGTATTATCATTTGTAAAAGTAAGCTATGTTTGAAATGAATTGTACTACTGGGGATTCGTATGGATTTAATTGCTCGTTGAAGTAATCGTAAAAAGCATCCCGGCAACCTTTCAACTCCCAATCGTCAATGATTACCAACCCGCCTTTAATAACTTTCGGGTAAAGGTTTTTTAAGCACACGTAAGTAGAGTTGTATAAGTCTGAGTCAAGTCTAAGTATAGCAATAGGCTCTATTGATGTTGATAGAGATGGCAAGGTATCTTCGAACCATCCAGAAACCGTTTTTACATTATGTTTTTTTTGTCCAAAACAAGTGTCGATGTGTTGCCAGAAATCGTACTCACTTACTGAAGTAGCTCCACTACTTTCTAACTTCTGTTTCCCAGGATCAGGCAACGCCTTACGTTCTGTTTCTGATAACATTGCAATTCCTGGCATTTGGTCGTCTCTGTTGCTAGGAAGTGGAATGCCTTCGAAAGAATCAAACGCGTAGATAGTTTTATTTGGAGCACCACAAGCCATAGCGATAATCTGCGCACCTGCGGCCACACCGCATTCACAGTACACCCCTTCTTTATCAGCGTATTTTAAAGATTGCTCATAAGTAAACATCAAAGTCTTTTCTGATGAATATGCTATCCTTTTTGCGTAGTCTAATGCTGTAGGTATCATTTTCTTTTTTTAGGGTCTACAAAATCGTAGGTGTACATCTTCTTATTAATATGGACTTCTGACTTTAGTAGGTGCTGGATACTTGAGGCCCATCGATAATCCTCTTGAACCCAAATGTCTGGGAACTTAACGTGTCCTACTGTTGATCTTTTGTAGCAACAAAGATGATTAGGATAGCGATAATAATGCCCGTGCTTTTCTTCGTACTTACTGCCAAGCTTAATTGTGAAATCATTTCTTCTAACTCCATCGGTTATCATTTCACCGATAAAAGAAATAACGTCTGGGCCTTGTTCAATAGCTTTCATCAACTCGTCAACGTAGTACATCGGAACAATATCGTCACAGTCTATTTGAACGAAATATTCCCCATCGCTATTCTTTATCAACTCGTTTCGCTTTGTTCCTGTTGGCATTGATTTGCCAGCATCGTTAATCCTTATCTCTACGTCTGGATGTCTTTCAACTTGTGGTTTTAGTATAGCCATAAGTCTAGCAAGCTTGTTAATGCTGTATGGTTCTGGTAGAGTTGGGATAAGTATGCTTAACTTCATATAAAGAATATCCAAAGTATTAAGTCAATTACCCCTAGCAATATAATCAACCACCAAGGAGGTGCGGAATCACCCCAAGACATTATTCTACTCATATCGGAAACCCTGCGGCTTTACGTTTTGCGAATACTGCTTTACCTTGATCCCAATTCTTTGCGCTGTTTCGATATGTTTCGTCGTCTGGAGCTTTGCCTATGCTTACGTGTTGATGTTCAAACTTTAAGTGTTGTGCGTTCTTTAATGCACCCATCTTTTTAACTGTTTCGAATAGGTCACAATCTACAAACATCGACTTGTATTCAGGATGCCAAAAATATCCAAGCCTTTCGTAAAGCGACCGGTTCATCATTGGAATAGTAAGTACCGGAACATCGAACTTCTGAAGCATGTCATCTACTTTCAAAAGTAAGGGCCTATCCTCCCCCTCAAATTCTTTCAACACTGATAGGCCCCAATTGGATGGGCAATCGAAATCGTCACTGAGGTAAATTAGTATGTCTCCTTTTGCAAATTTTGCCGCGTGGTTTGTTGCCTCGACTACGCAACTATTATCATTAATAATTATCCTTTTACTAACAGGTAAGTCATCGTATAATTCTGTGTACTTATATTTAGTTAAGTCTCTGTCGTCAAGACTTATAATAACCTCAACCTGAACACCTGAATTCTCAATCCATTTTATAACCGTATCAAAAGACTTCTTAGCCCTCCCTCTACTCGGATGTATCAATGATATTAAAGCCATTATTTTAAAATTTGAATATACCTACCAAAATATTTTTTACGATTAAATATACGATCCGAAAACAGTGGTTTTTTATAAAAGGCTATTCCGAATCTTCCGAACCTGATCCAAAAGTCACCATTGCTTTTCCTGTAGTTCCAATAAATTAAAGCCATGTGATATTTATTTTTTGTTCCCGTATGAAGTTCTTACCATATCTTATAATCGTCTGTTGAATCAAATGGGTGTGAACAAATGCCAATCAAAATAGATCCTTTCGTGAGTTTAAAAGAATGCCCGGTAAAAGGATCAACGGTATACAATACACCTTTTTTCATTTTCTTGGTAACGTCTCCTATTTGCGTATGGACTGTGAAAATAGATTCACCTTCGACAAGAATAAACTTTTCAGTCTTCAGCTTGTGATAGTGGCCACCTAAAACACAATCTTGTTTCGCGGTTATAATCTTAGCCTCTGGCCAATCTTCTAGCGTTCGTCTTTCGTCTTCGTGTATCATAACTTTTCAAGTTCAGCGTCCATCATAATACCAACAAGTTCAGCGAATTTAACCTTTGGCGAAAACCCTAAAACGTTCTTGCTCTTGGTAGCGTCACCTAAAAGTAGATCAACTTCTGCGGGTCGTGTTAGTGATTTATCATAATCAACATATGATTCCCAATCGGTAATACCAACATGAGCAAAAGCAAGCTCAACCCATTCCTTTACGCTGTGAGTTTCGCCAGTGGCTATTACAAAATCTTCCGGTGTATGGTGTTGCATGATTCTGTAAATCCATTCAACATACTCCTTTGCATAACCCCAATCTCTTTTCGCGTCAAGGTTACCCAATATTAATTTATCACGTTTGCCTTTTGCTATTTCAGCAACAGCGATACAAACCTTTCTGGATAAGAATGAAGGCCCGCGTCTTGGTGATTCGTGGTTAAACAGAATACCGCAATAGATTTTCATCCCGTAAGCTTCGCGCCAAATCCTTGCCTGATTGTAAGCAGAAACTTTAGAAGCTCCATAAGGTGAACGGGGATAGAATTGCGTTGTCTCTGTCTGTGGCGTTTCTTGAACCTTTCCAAACATTTCAGAGCTGCAAGCCTGATATATTTTACAGTCAAGTTCTAATGCTCGCACCGTTTCCATGATGCGCATCAACCCGTTACAGTTAATATCTTGTGTAATGTCCGGGTGATCGTATGAATCCCTTACCTGTGACATTGCAGCGAAGTTGTAAATCTCATCCGGCTTAACTTCATTGATGATTCTGAAGATGCTGGTAGCGTCTGTCATATCCCCAGTATGTAGCTTTACTTTATCAATAACATTTACAAGGTTCGATAAATTAGGCTGGCTTATTCGCCTTACCATGCCGTGAACTTCGTATCCTTTCTCTAAAAGTAATTCAGATAAATAAGATCCATCTTGACCAGAAATTCCGGTAATAAAAGCTACAGCCATGTTACATTTATGCGTTTAGTTTGTACGTAAATTGAAAAAAGTCTTTCGAGTAGGAATGGTGCTAGTGGATAGTAAGGCATGCCTATTTTTTCCTTTAGGTAATTCGCGTCGGCAGCGTCTTTCTTTGCCAAGTTGCTGTAATTACTGTCGACCGTAACCATTTTATTGATCTCTGGATCGTTAATCATCACATCCATTGCCGGACTGAGCCAGTTTTTAACGTAGTCTTGGTATATTTCACGCTTTGCCATGAATGCGTTTTGATAAATCGGTTGTTTGACCTCACCAGGGCACCGTTGGCCGATAGAATCCATTATTTTAGTCAATGAAGTGCGAAATCCTTTGTGCCAAATATCCGCAGCGCCTAACATTTTGTGGTATTTGGTGTTACAAGTAAAAGAAAGCACGTCATAATCAGTATTTATCACTTCCTCAGTCAATTCTCTAGGCCGGCACACGTTCATTCTGAATTTTTCTCTAAGTTTCCAAGAACAAACCCCTATTTTATCGGCCTCGGTTTCCATAACAAGCTTTTTAATAGGACTATTTTCAAAGAAAATGGTAAGCGAGTCGTTAAAGTATAGATCAGAAAAAGGATAACACGCCGCCTTTTGTTCATCCTTGTAATAAATCTGGATCAGCTTCGCAGCCATGCTAAAACATCTCTGAAGCACGAACCGCAATTAGGATTCTTGCGCGAACTATTTGCCTTGTTATAAAGATCAAAAGCCTTTTCCCATGAAGGCGAACGTCTGAAAACGGAAACCTGGCCGTTTGCTGTGAGTTCTGCGAGTATTTCTGCCTTTCCCATAGAACAAATTTAAAAATTTTTAAATCAATCACAAAAAAAGCCCGACATTTCTGCCAGGCTCTTTTCTAAATCCGAACTTACCCAATCCGAACTATGCTTCCATTGCGGTAAGATAAGCTAAAGTAGTAGATGCACTACCGCCTATTAACAATCTCTTAGGCAAATACCTTTCAGTTCCTACAAGTGTCAACTGAGTGAATGTAGAGTCTGTGGCTTGTCTTCCGGTTCCGCCTGTTGTGGCAGGGTCAGAAGCTAAACCGTTTTCAGCGCCCCATATTAAAAACTCACCCGCATTTGACCTGGTAATTACTCCAAGTTCTGCAACGCTGGCATCCTCAATAACCTTATCAGTGGTCGGCGTGTTGTTAGCTAGCCTTAGATTTACAGTTTGAAGGTATGAAACGTTGCCACCGTCACCATTCTGTTGCGTCCATGTTGCGTCATGGCTAAATTTAACCGACTCAAAACCGTACAATGATTGGTACGTGTTGAACTCCAAATCAGTTATATAAGTAGCCAGAGAAACAGGAATCGGGAGTCTCAAATCTCCAAGATTAAAGACCCAGACCTTTCGGTAAAGGCCGCCCGGCTTTTTTAAGTCCGAGCAGTCAATATCAAAACCGTCTTCAATTCCGCAGTTTAATGGCATATTAGTAAGCGATTACAGTTAAATCACAGTTGATATAATTTGTTCCGAAGCGCATTTCTCCTTGTAAATACGTGGTCTTTGTGCGGCACTCGTAGCACATTTCAATGCTGTTCAAGTCGCTTGTGTTCTCAACACCCAAAACGTTGTTTTCTGGCAATGTCAAGATCGCAAAGTGTCTCAAAAGTCCACTGTAAGGGCTGGTCTCATTTTCAAGAACCTGATCGGCAATCCAAAGTGGAACAAGTTCAACACCTCTGAAAGTAAGAATTTTCTTACCGTCTTGCGCAAGTCTCCAAGAACCTTCCACGCAACAGTTATCTTCCAAAGATTGAAGGTAGTTTTCCCACATTGAACCGGTAACAAAAAGCTTAACTTTATTTGAAAAAAGCATTTGCTTCAGTATAATCGGTGCTTGTGTAAACATCGCCCGGAAAGTATCGCGTGCCTGGTTTTCATTCAACGTTGAGTTTGCTGCATTTGGCAAGCTGTTAGTTACCGGCTTGATACAGTATGAACCAAAACCGTCAAGGTACTGAGTCCATAAACCGTCAATTGTTGAATAGAATGAAGATCCTAAGTAAGCGGTCTGGCCGAACAAGGCAACTCTCCAGAAATCCAATCTTCCACCTTCAGTAACTTCGTCCAGAATTTTACTTCTGATTCCCTGACCGGAAAGATCATAACCATCAAGACCATCCTTTACATAAGCTGGATCGTCACCGATAGCGTTAAAGGTGCTCAATAGGCCCTGAAATTCTTTTTTACACCATGACAGGTTAATTTCAAAAAGACCTGTTTCAAGTGTTTTACCTGTGATTGACCCGGCTTGTGTGTAAGTAGGTTCGCAGGCCGCAGTTCCTTTTGCAAGAACCTGACCAGCGGTTAGCGGGTTAATTAGGTGCAGTTGTTCTTTTGAACGAACACCATTACGGATCGTGAATAAATCACTGATAGCCGGGGTGTCAATTTTTGGCTTCTGGATTAACTCTTTAGAAAGTATTCCAGGGTATGTATACGTTGTAATGTTTGGCGTATACATTGAATTTTCAATTCTAGTCTTCATTTTTTTTACTTGATAATGTTACGTTCTCTGAAATACTTTCTTGCTTCTTGCTCCATTGGATCGATGTTTTGATCTTGGTTGTTCAGCTTGTTAACCGGGCCTTTAGGTAGATCTGTTGTATCCCCGATAGTTTTGCCTGCTTCTTCTTTTAGTTTTAAGAAGTCCTTTTCGATTGCCGCTACACGGTTTTCGAATTTCGACGCTTTAGCAGTAGCACTTGCCGCTTCACTTTGAGCTGCCAACGCTGTTGCTTCTGCTGTTTCCTTCGCAGATTTAGCTTCTGCCAACTGCGCTTCCAGTTCTTTAATCTTGTTATCCATTTCTTCAGTTTGTTGTTTGTCGGCTGGTGCCGGTGCTTCTGTTACTGCGGTGATACTTCCTTGATCGTCCACCGTAATCTTTTTACCGCTTGCCAACTCATGTTCGCCTGCTGGTAGTGGTGATCCGTCCTCGAAAGAAACTTTCTTTCCTGTCCAATCTTCATCTTCGCTCTCAACTACAATCACACGCCCATCTGCCAAAGCTTCTGTAAACGCATTCTTGAAAGTTTTGAAAGCATCAAGTGCATTCTGGATTCTAGACCAGATTGTTACATTTTTGCTCATTTTTAAATTTTTTAAGTTTACTGTTGCTACGGCCTTAATGGCGTCTACTGATTCATCGATGAACCCCATCTTTACCGCTTCATCAGCGGTTAGCCATGTCTCGTTATCGTATAACTCCCACAGCTTTTCTTTTCCGAGTCCCGTCTTGTTCAGGTAGACATTTATCAAAAGCGTTTTGATTTGATCTAACTGATCCGCAACGTGTCTCAAGTCTCTTGAATCTGCGGCTGATTGCATACCCGTAATCTTTGGATTATGGATCATGAATCTCGCAGACTTGTTCATTATGATTTTTTCCCCAGCAGCAGCAATCAATGTCGCAATGGATGCGCATGTGCCTTCGATGTGGGTTGTGATTGTCTTACCGGAATTTTTTAAAGCATTGTAAATCGCTTCGCCTTCGAATACGTCTCCACCTGGAGAAATGATGTGAACTATAAGTTCGGATTCTGCTTTGTTCTGGTCGATCTGGCTGCGGACATCTTGACTAGAAACTTCATGGTTTCTTATGTCTGTCCCAATACCACCAAAAACATAGATGTGACCTGCCATAGGTCAAAATTCAAAAAAAGTATTATGGCAAGGGTGAAAAAACTATTTCACTTAAATTTTTTTACAATGTAGTGAACGTTCCTTTCGGTCATGTGGCACTTGAAAGCTATGTCTCCAATGCAAACCCCAGCCTTCCACATTTGATATACTTCTTCATGACCAACCCAGCTGCAAGATATTACACCGTCTTTCACCATTCGGTTAACTGTCTCTACCGGGATGTTGTACTTTTTAGATAACTCGCTCATAGTTTAGAAAGTTTTTCCCTGAATTCTACACGTCTTCCAACTGCCCGTCCTTCTGTCCATGAAGCTACAACCGGCGGTAAATTCTTTAAAGCGTTGGCCGTTATTAAAGCCTGTTGAGTCGAGCTGATACTTTGGTTAGTTACAAACCCGCCATCCGCATATCCTTTACGCATTCCCTCAAGCGCCGCAATGTGGGGCTGAGCTTTGGGGTTATAATTTACTGATTGAGGTACTACGTATTCACCCTTATGAACTATTCCGGCTGGTTCGTATTTACCGCCTGTTCCGGTGAACCCGCCTTCAGCGAATTGCAATCCGTTAATTTGGGCCACGTTAGCAAGACCTCCAGCAACTGCCACGGCTGCATAAGCGGCACCCAATGCAGGGCTGGCTACCGTAGCAACCGGAAAAAATGCTGCCTCATAGGCTTTTTGAGCTGATGCGTATGTTGAAATAAGTGTCGATACTGTTGCAAATGCCTTATAAGCGGCTGTCTGTTCTCCAAACAAAGCTGCGCCTTTAGCAAAAATATCCTCAGCAATTGCAAGTTGATTCTGATCTGCTTGAGCTTTTAAAGCTGCGGTTTGTTGCTTGGCTTTTAAATCAGCATCGTAATACTTTTTATTTACCGCTAGAAGATTGTCGGCTAGTTCTTTTTGACCAGCTAAAGCAGCATCAGCTGATGATTGTGGTATTGCTAAAGGATTATTTGAAACAGAATCTCTGCCTGTAACTAGTTCGTTTTGGTCTAATTTAGATCTACCTATCCTTGCAGATCTTTCTTCTAACGCAATTTGCTCACGAATTTTTTCGTTTATGTTGCCCCTAAGAATGTCATTAATCTTTAACTTCTTGCTAAAATCTGCCTCTATCTTACTTATCTCGGCAATTTTTTGGTTTATCTGAGTCTGTACCGCTTCTTTGTTTTTGTCAATTCCTAATTGAGACTCTAAAATTGCAAGCTCCTTTTGATTTACATCTACAAGTTCAGCTTTACTGTTAAGTATATTGGCGTTAATTGCCGCTGTTAATTCTAATTGTCTGTTTAAAGATGTTTGTTCATCTGCAATTTCTGTTAACAATTCCTGGTTCTCTTCTAGTCTATCACTTACCAAGCTTCGAATCAATAATTCTTCTCTACCTAAATCTTCAAGATTTTGAATATTCTTAGCCTGAATATTGGCTATCGCTGCAAGTGCTGGACTAAGCCTACTCAATAAATCATCTACAATTGAGCTAAAGAAACCTTCTCCGTCTTCTGCTGAAGAGATTAAACTAGCAAAAGCGTTTGTTGTAATAGATAAGGCAGCCGATAGCTGATCTTGTGCAAACTCTAAATCCTTAGCTCCTACCGTTGACCTGGCATAAGCCGAGCCAAGTGCCGTAATAATACCAACTGCCGCCGTGGCAGGGTTCGCGAATGCGGCAAGCTTAGTACCAATATCGCCAACCGAAGTGCCTGCAATATTTATAGACTTTGCAGCATTAGCAAAAGCACTTGGATAGTTACCTATTTGATTTTTAAACAGTCCCGCCGCTTTATCTCCTTTGGTTAACTGTGAAGATAGTTTAGAAATCTGGTTTTCAAGTTCTTTAGCCCTTTGGACTCCTTTAACGCTACCTTGATTTAGATTATCGTACTCCTTTACAAGCTTCGAAATCTCTGACCTTAAAGCGTTACGGGAATTACTTTCCGTGTTAATGGTCTTTATTAACTGCGTCTTTGATTGCTGTTCTTTCTTTATATTAGCCTGTAGACGAATATTTTCTTGAATGTATTCCTGCTGAGTAATATTCCCAGCCTTGTAAGCTTTAGCAAGCTCCTGTTGTGCTTTTTTATTATCAAGTAATATCCCCTCGATTTTCTCTAGCTTCTTCTCAGCGGCCCCCTGGTCGACGACGAATTCTAATATTACGGTTTCTGTCTGGTCTGCCATTACGGTAATTTTATAAGATCAACCTCACACCCTATTGAACTATCTTTATATCCTAAGATACGATTTACATAATACAAGTTTGAACTTTCTTTTGTAGTGATGCTTACCGGCTGCAAAAAATCAATTGATTCATAAACTTTCCACGGTAGATTGCCAGTAGTCAAAAGCTTAACAGGATCGTTTAAAATACGTCTGAACTGTTGCCAGTATTTATCTATCAATGTTTTTTGAAATGACAGTTCGCTTTCGGTTTGTCCAAAACTTAAACCCTGTTTGTACTCGTCCTCAATGGTTCTACCCAGTTTTATCAAGTTAAAAAATGCCAAACTCCAATTAACGTAATAGTTTTCTTCAACGTAAGCCAGTGGAAGCGCCATTATATCATCTATTGGACGGAAAGGTATTTGAATAAACATATAAACGCTATCGTCTGTTGTAACTTCAAAGGTTAATTTCTTTGCAGTTCCTGAAGCGCTCGAAGTATAAGTAACCCCAATAAATTGAATATAAGTTGACGTAACGGAATTTACTGTAAAGTCCCCGGTGTAGTTTGCGGTTACAACTCTAACCAAATCACCAAGCGCATAGAAGTCGTCAGCGTCTGTAATGTTAAACCTTGCAACTCCTGAAGCGTCAGTAACTGAAGTTATGTCGGTTTCATCTCCTTCGGTTAACTCTACAAAGTTTATGCGCTCCATTGAGCAGTTAAATGCTGGGTTAAAATAACTTATAGGAGCTGTAAAATCTAAATCAATTACATCCGCTGTTTTCTCTATGTACTTATTTCTAGACTCAATAACACCGGCGCCATATTTTATAAATGATCCGATGTTGTACTCGTTCAATTCCTCATCGCTTCCTTCCTGATAGGAGAAATTATTTATCTGCCCATAGTTTGAAATGAAATCAGAGTAATCAATTTCATCAACTCTTAGATATTGACCTATTTCAATAGCTGGTTTTGTCTTTATCTTGTCGAATAAATCTAGCGTTAATGTCTTGGTGAATTGGTTGTATGATGTTATTACATTGAATGCCTTTAGAATATTAGATACGAATTGTTGCTTAGTCCATAGCGGTACACATGATCTTCCGAAAGCTTTATAAATTATCAGTGGCGTAACTCTCATGTAAGCACTTTGGGTAGTTACAGAAGAACCGTAACCATTAAAACCATAAAGGCTAATGTAATCCCCAGCCTCCAAAACAATAGAGTAAACTAAAGTATTAGTAAACCCTGTTGACGAGTCTCCCTGGATTCCGTTTGATCTCAAAAACTTAAGCCTATCCGATCCTGGTATCGAACCATTTACGTAAGGGATAGGTATTAAGTATGTTGATGTTCCCTGACCAGATTTTATAGAAGTTTCCCATTCTATTGCCATCTTTGCAGGGAAATAGAAATCTTGATTTGAAACGTTAGTAATATCATCCCCTATATAGAATGGGATTGTGGTGTCTTCTAGTGTTATTTTAGTGAATGATGCAGCCAATGCCACCTGTGGCGTATTCGTTCCAACGTATAAAGAGTTATTATTTTTGTCAATTACGCTTCTGGTATTGGTCGCAATTACGATCTGATTGTAAAGTGAGTCATTCAATAAATCCCCTTGAATCTTTATCCCTGACTGATTGAAAACTTCTTTAAAAAGCGTGTGAAGATAAAAGCACCCTACAAAATCTTCTATTCTTGCCGACGGTGCGCCTCTAGTAATTAAAGCTCCAAGATCAATAAAAGGGAAAATTACCCCCTCTGTTTCTGCCCATGAATTCACAATGTTAGATTCATCTTGATCCCTGTCATAACTTGATAGCCTTAGTTCAGTCATATCCCCATCAAGCATGGCGAACCAATTTGTATTACCTCCTAAAAAAGAACACGATGCAATGTATCCTATAATCCTTTCAACCTTTAGCGATCCTATGTTAATTGTAATACCTGCATCGTTCTGAACCTCAGAAGGTATTAACTCATAAATTATTTTAGAACTCGAGTCGGGCAATGGGATTCCAAGTATCCTTAGATTATTTGAAGTAAGTTCAATATCAAAAGCAAAAGACATATCCCCGTCAGCGGTTTGGATATCCTCGAAAAGCTTTATTTTCTTTTCAATGTCTATCTCGCTGTTGAAGTCTAAATATTCGCCATTTGCTTTTAACATCATACGCGCTGCGATGGTATATTATCGGTGTAAGTTATTGTGAATTGAATCGTGAAAAGCTTGTCTATCTCATCGTACTTCTTAAAAGAATCATTGTCTACTATCACCGTTCTTCTGTCGGTACGGCTTTCAACTATCTGAACTAACGGGCTTGTTTTTATTGATGTCAAAGCCTCCAATTGATTAATTGTCAAATGCTGGCTTCTAACCACTATCTTTTTAACCGAGTCCCGGAATGTTTGCTTTCGAATTGCGTCGGCTGTTTTACCGTAAGACTGTGGCCATTGTGGTAACACGTTGTTTTTACTGGTACCGGTGTCTCCTATCTCAACTTGGTATTCTTTCTTAGACGTAAAAAAGAAGTATTCAAACCCTCCTAAGTAGTTCAGCCAAGTAATATAAATTGGTGTCGTTGTCATTCTAGTATTCGGAAATCTCCGTCCTCCGTTAATCTAATATCATCAGGATCAGGTATAAATGTGGTATCGCATTCTTCCACTATATCCATGCAAATTCTTTCTGTTATAATCTGTGCCGCAACCGCTGGAGTACTTGGTGTTGTCTGTGTGCCTGATCTTGCGGTAACCGTAAAACTTACATCGGAACCATCTGTAACGCTTACACCTACTTTTGTTTCTGTTCCTAAAGACACAAAATTTAAAGTAACAGTATCACTTCCACCTGGCGATGGAGGCGTAGTGTCTGTAGCGGTATGAATGATATTAAACGAATTATCAAAAGCCTGTAAATATATCGTTCTCGGGTTGGAAGATCCTGAATTATACACCTTTGTGTAACTTAATGTAATCGAATAAGTATAACCTAAAACAAAAGCATAATCGCAGTATAAATCCTCAGATGATGCAGGTGATCCTGGTCCAGCTCCAACAACCGTAACATCAGGATTTGGTATACCGGTGCCCCAGTTAGCGATAAACCCAGATGTAGACCTAGATAACCAATCAACTAAAGATGGTAATGTTATCGAACTTGTAACCCCTGGACCTTCTGGAGAACCGTTTGTTGATGCCTGTATGCAGTACTCGTCAAATCCTGATTCAGGCGTAAACGGAACCCTTATTACTCCGTTACCTGGATTGGTTATAGTCAATGTTTCTGTATCGGTAACCACGCCATCAAGTGACTTGGTAAACTCCACCACAATATCAGTAGCTAAAAACTGATTTATGAATGACAAGTCAAAGAACCTTCCAACGACTCCGATCGGCCTGGATTGAAGTGTAAGCCATTGCGCAAGGTAAACGTCCTCGTTGATGTAATCGCTCATGTGGGAAATACTCTCCGATTTAAACGGTAGCTCAGCGTTAACTGCGTACCCTATAAAATCGTCGGTTGTGGCCTCACCTTCAAATGTGGTTATTTCTTCACCGTCCGATTCGTCGTATGTTTCAAAGTACTGGATATAAAACGCCACCATGAAATCTAAGTTATTCGGTAGCGTGTCAAGGGTTAAGTTGTTACGAGTATTTATGTACGATTTAAGAACGTCTGAAATAGAAAACTTTATCCGGTTGTTTTGGTCTGGTATAAACTGCAATGTTGCCGCAAGTTCGAATGGCTTCCTGTCTTCCCAACGGTGCCCAGAATCTAGCCCTGCCCATACTTTTACATTGATTGTATAGTTGTCATAATACCTAACTACCTGAAGGCTTGTGAATGAATTGGTAGCGTCATAAGGTAAATCTATTACGATATTCCAATCTTGGTAAACAGTTATTATCTGGTAAACTCCAGACAAATCGTTATTCCCTACAAGTTCAATCTTTGAAAGTTCAACTGGATTAGTCAGCGCAGCTGATAAAGCCAGCCTGGTCAATCCACCCTCCTCTGATTGGCTTATTACCGTGTTCGCGGTGTACGCTTCCTCGCCTACGTTATTAGGATAAAGATCTGATTCAAGTTCGTAAACTATCGGAAGGTGAACGCATTGCCATCCGTGGTTTAAAACAGAAGTCCGGTAAGTAATGTCGGCATCCTGTACATATTCCACCGCATCGCTGTTCTCACTGTCTCGGATCTTAAAAGAATCGTAAGCAATAGAATCAACATACTTGTACCCGTTATAAGCGTCAAAATTAGATTCAATGTAAACGTAATCACCATCGCTTAAAGCGTGACCGGTGGCCATGTAAACCAAAGCCTCGCCAGTCCCATTGTCGATAATAACCGCAGTTACTTCTGAGTCTGAGAGTTTATGCCCTATCGGATTATGTAGTAATTGTAGTGCCACTGCCTGTAATTTTGACTACGTTCTTTAAATATTCGTTCGAAAACTTCTCCAATATAGATTTTGAAATAGTATCTACCAAAGTTGTATTGACAACATTAGAAACTATGTCTTTTCTGCCACCGTCACGGTTTAACTTGGTTCCGTGTTGGTGGATGTACTTCGCTAAACCATAGCCTGATCCTTCTTTTCCACGGGCACGCATCCATTCCTCGATCGACTTAACGAACTCGTATGATGGTTCTTTATACTGCGGTGTTGCTTTACGACCAGTTTCAACGACAAAGAAATAAGCTTTTCCTATAACCCTAAGAGTTGTTTTAAAGCCCTCTGTGATAACTTCAAATCTTAATGACCGTGAAGTCTTGCCGGTTGCGTTCGTTCCTGTGCTGGCTAAATTTTGGCGTATCTGTTCAACGATGCTGTTACCTTGTTGGCTCAATATGGAAACCACATCAACAAACAACGGAGCAGTAGTTAAAATCGTCTGTAACTTGTACCGAGAAGTTAAGAATGTAGCCAGTGAGGATGTCGGAAGTTGCCTTAATGAATGGCTGTTGGCTCATGCCGGTTATGATAATATTATCCGAGTCAAGGCAAAGAGTTTCGGCCTGTGAGTTTAATTTGTTGATGAACTTGTCCAGTAGATCGCTCATCTCATCCAGGATGCAGGCGTATTGTGTTTGGTCTGAATGCTCCTTATCGAGTTGATAAAAAGCTATTGAAGCTTGCCATGTCTTTGAATAGTTTGAGACGTTGTTCACAGCGTAAGAAGCTGAAGCGGTTAATGGATCAAGGCTAATGAAAGGGTACTTTTTATCCCTTAATACGTTGAAGTCTGATTTGCGCCCGTAGTCGAATTGGATATTGTCTCCCAATGATTTGGCAGTATCTTCGATTAGCATACGGATACCTTTGTGACTCACGGTATCAAAAATAGATTATTTCTTTCTCATACACAACTTGGTATATTCTGACTTATGGTAAGCTTTCCAGGCTAGGTAAATATGCTTAAACCAGAACCGGCGAGCCGTCCATCCGTAAAGCACATCTTCCGGTATACCTATTTCTTGCGAGACTTCCGCGATGGTCGCATACGCCCCGAACTTTTCTTGGAACTTGTCGAACCCAGCTTCGAGTTCTTCGGCTTCAGGGCTGTATTCAGGGACTTGAGAGGCGTGCCAGTTAATAAGCTCAACTGCTTTATCAAAAAAAAACTTCCTGCGCTTATAACTTCGAGTGCCGGCATCTCTTTTATCTCGTCAACCATCGCTATGGCTTTGGAATAGCTATATTCTCCATCTCGAATCGCCTGTAAGTAGATAGCCACGTACACAGGGTAAGATTCTGTAATACCTTGAAGCGTTGAATCCTTCGCCATCACCTTGCGCATATCTTCGAACTGGTCAAGGCGCTTGAATTGAATGTTAAATTGACCTTTGACATCTAATGGGAGTTTATATTTACCGATTTTTGGTACTGATGTGGGTATAACTGGAGGTTTGTTAAGGAATGTTAATGCCTGAATGATAGCCTCAAGTCCTATAATCTCAGCCTTTTTCAAATATTCATAATCCAGTCCCGAGACGATAGAGACTACTTTCAAATAATCGTTATTAGGTTGCATTATTTGCAAATACTGATTGAATGAAAGGTCTTCCCATGAACTAGGGATGTTTAACTTCTTACCGTTTAGTTTGAATTGTATCATGCTTTATGAAATGATGATCTGAATGATGTTTTAGCCCGTTTGAATGAAATAGAAGCGTATCCAGCAGCGTCCATTGCGTGATCATTGAGCTTTAAAGGTACTTCAGGCTCGTTCCCTTTTCGTTTACCCTGATCTATGTACTTGTATGACTTGATTTCTTTTAAAAGGTTGGCGGATCCAGAATCAATGAACAGTTTTCGGCTTTTTATGAAGTCAATCCTTTCTTTTACGTTCTTATTTGCCATAACTGCCTTAATTCCGGCCCTTTTAAGCTCCTCAATCCTGTCAGGTTCTGCTGAATCGCAATAAACCGTTTCATGTGGCTTTACTATTTGCTTAATCATTGGGATTAAATCGCTGTTGGTTAGGTGGCTTTGGTAGATTTCTTCTTTCCAGTAAAGGTCTTGATCGGTTTCGGTGACTCTGACAAGGGAGGTAGGGTTGTTATATCCAAAGTCAAGCCCAAAGGCAACAGAACTTCCTCCAATTCTTTCAGTTCCTGTGTAAGGCTTCCAATGAGTGTAGATGACACCTTCACTATGACCGCGTTCTCCTTCCCCGTAAATTCTCCAGAAGTTTTCATCAACGTTCTTGAGGTTTTCGATTTCTTTGACTTGCTCATGGGGTAAAAATGGGTTGTCTAAGTATGTTGATTTGATGAAGTAGCAGTCGGGCCTGGTGAGTATCGAGTCGTATATCCAGTGAAACTCATCAGCGGGGTTAAAATCGATAAAAATACACTTCCGTGTCCGCAGCATAAGCTGAGTAAACGTATCAAAATCGGTGAGATTCGCCTCGTTAAAGAATAGAATATCCCGTCCCGGCCCTCGTACCTTAAGATTATTGTCCGAGCTGAAAAACTCAGTGTACGATCCGTTTGGATAATTATATACTTGCTCTGTACGTACGTGACTATTCGGATCATAGAGTCCTGAGTTTTCCATTATGTTCCGCCAATCTCGCATTGCGCCCCTTCGAAGGTGAGGAAACGCCACTGAGGTGACAGAAACCGTTAGTTTTTCCTTTAGTGCCAGTGCTATTAAAAGCTGGTTTATCGTGTAAGTCTTACCGCTTCTCGTTCCGCCCTGGTTTGCAATGATTCTATACCCGGCCTTATATGCCTTGTAAGACTCAAGCGCTACCTTTATCTGTGGAATCTGGAATGTTATTGTTTGGCTCATTCCAAGTTATTTCGATCCTATGGCCAACTTCGCCACTATGTTCGGTTTGAACTGCTGATAACTTAGGGGCTGCATATGGTAATATCTCTGCGATAAATTGAAGCCTGTCTTTTGGTGTTTTAAGGGCCGTAAAGTCACTTTGAACTTGGTCTATGTTATCTTCCAAAAACTGTACAATAGCCTCTCTAACCTTAACAGATACCTTTACAACCGCACCTTTCGGCTTGCCAGGATTTCCAACAGCAAACTTACCCTTTTCATCCCGAATATCCCCGTTAGTTTCGGACTCCATACCTCAAATATAAAAATTTTTAAACTAAAAACTATTGATTTTGTAAAGGTCAACCAATTGATAGTACCTATTCGAAAGCCTTATTCCTGGTTTAAAGTACGTTACTCCATCTCTTACTACATACCTACGATAATGCTTCATGTTTAGGGATGTAGCCTTAGCAAGTGTTTTAAATCCCGATTTAACGCTACATGAGTCTGGTATTGAAATATAAATTTCGTTTTTCTTTACCTCTATATTTTGGCAATATCCTGCAAAGCTGATTAAAAGTAATAATAGTGTTAGTCTTCTCGTTTTCTGCTTCATGGGTCAAAAATTCAATATATTATTCCGTTTTGTTGGCTTCACGCGATTGCTTACTAGCACTTTCTTTGGCAAGTTCTTCATTAAGTCGCTCTTTAAATGATTTTCTTGGCGTTTTTACCTCTGTTGTTTCCTCGAAAGTTTCAACCATAGCCTTGATTACCTCTTTTAGAACGATGTTTTCGGCTTCAAGCTCCTTTAATCGATCACGAAACTGGGAGGCGTAGAGCTCGGCTGCCATATCGATAAACTCATATAATCTTCCGCTATGAGCTTTCATTAAATGACCCCAATCAATGAAACTGTGATTCTTAGCTACCTTATCCTTGCACTGCTGTAATGCCATTGGCTCGAAATCTTTCATGGTTTCTCTAGTGTTAAGTATGGTTCATTCATAAACTAAATTTTAGATACAAGTTCTTTTCTGAATTGGTCAATTACTTTCTGCTTCTCTTTTTCACCTGATCCAACAAAATAACCATCGCTAAAATCAAATCGTTGTTTACCAACTGAATACGTGATATTGTAAACTTGCACTCCTGATTCAGAATGATAGGTTCTATACATTAAAATATGTATTTGAAGGTTTCTAGCGATAGCAAATAGTTTCTGCTTCATTGCTTGTTAGATTTGGTTTTGAGGGATTCGATTGAGTCGTAAATTTCCTTCACTTTCATTGCTATCTGAACAATGTTTTGTGCGCGTGGCTCCATTTCAAAAAGAGGTTTAAACAGGTCAAGTACTTCCTGAATCGTTTTATTTCTTTCAGCCTGTAGCTCGGTTCGTAAGCTTTCAATTTGTTGTAGTTCGGTCATACGCTTGTTATTTGGAGTAATTCAATTTCATAGGCTTTTGCTGCCTCATCTTCGTTTGTAAAATATCCTAACTTTTTACATTTCTGGCCTGTTCCAATTGACGCAACCCATCTACGGTGTGCTTTAGACCAGAAAACACCTGTGTATTTACTTGTGTGCGGGATATGCTTAAGATTCGAGTTTTCGCGCTGAGTTACGATTCTTAGGTTAATAGCCTTGTTATTCTTTTTATCGCAATCCTTATGGTCAACCACCCGAGTGAACCCATTGGGCGTGTGATCATGGAAAGCGATTGCAACTAACTTGTGAATCTGTTTTGATTTATCAACGCCATATAAAGATAATGACACTCTCATATATCCATTTGTGTCGGCAGATGCTACCAATAGCTTTGGGTAACCGAATCTTTGGTAATTCAGCGATAACACCCTGCCAAAACTCGAAACCTCGTATTTGCCTTCATAATCCTTAACCGGACGAAACTCTTCAGTAATCAATTCCCCAGTTTCGGGATGATTGCACGTTAGAAGTTCGTAAGTTTTATAGATCATTTTGTCTTTATCGTTTACGTGAGCAATCAAAGTTTCGGACCACATCTAAATCCGTCAGATAGTGCCTTGGAAAGTGATTGTGCATCTTCCCGCCTTTGTTCTTCCTGTTTTTTGGTCATCTCGCGAAGAACTTTTAAAAGATCGTCCTTGGAAACCTTCTTGATATTTTTGTTGATGTAGTTCATCGCCTTATTGTTTAATACTTCAATCAGCTTTCAACCGGTAGAACTGTTTAATGAGTATTAAGGAGCCATATCCTCTACATTCACAGCGTTATATCTCCCCTGCTATCTACCGGCATCAAGCCTTCTTCTAATCCACTCACTGGCAAGCATACTTGCGTAACGATTCCGTTGAAGGGTGAGTGTTGCCTTTCAGCGATTAGAAATTTCATTCATACTGTCCGTGGGTACGAATACCCGTTTGTTATTGCCCATTGCGTGTCGTTTGTAATCCTTTCGTGGCATGTTGGGCAAACTGCCAGGAACTTATCAGTATCGGTCAATTTATCGCCTTCACGGCCCTGCATGTGGTGTATCTGGCTGGATTTGTTATGACAGTCTACAACCTCACACGATGGGTAAGCTTCTAAATATTCCAATCTAAGTTTTGCGTAGTACTGATTTTGAACGTTTCTCTTTTCGGATACCTTCTTAACAGGCTTAACCACTACCGGTTTTGCTCTGTCCGCTTTCCTTCGGGCGTGGTTACAGGAGGCGCAAAGCATCAGTTCTTTGTTCTCGATTATATCACAGTTGCAATCAGTGCAGAAGTTCATCGCTCTTTTGTTTGTCTTTTATCATAGAATCAAAAAATATTCAGCATGCCGTAACGTTTCAAATGCTTAATCGCGTTCTTTTTATTCAGAGCTTGGATGTAGAAGCAATTTTCATTTACAACTACTTTATTACTTTTAACCGTGTCGTCAGATGCTACTTTCAGAGTCCTTAAAATAACATCCTGTTTTTTGTATTCGGCTTTCTTTATCTCTTTTGTATTTCTGTCGAACTCCCAAAGCGTTAAACCTGGGATCTTCCTTTGCTGGCCGATTAGCTTAATTTCTTTGCGTTGCTGCTTTTCCTCAACAATCTGAATCTGACTATCTTGGAACTCATCTTTCAAAAGCTCCTTCATAACACAGGCTTACAAATAAAGTCAATCACCTTAACCGCGAACGGCTTTAAAAACGATATAGCTGGCTTTACAGCGTGGACTAAAAACCAGACTGTAATCATCCCACCCGCCATAATTAACAGCGTGTAGGTCACGTATTGATGCCAGGGCTTGCTCCCGTGAAGGAAGATTGCCGCAACAATAAGCCAAAGGAGAGCACCGCCCATTAAAGCCGGGGTACTGAACATGCCTTCCATTAGCTTGCTTTCTTGCATTTCTTCGAGTTCAAACTTGTTTGATCGAGTCATTCGAATACCGTTCTTAAAGGCTTGGGTGTCGAGTTTTGAAGCTTTCATATATTCGGGGTCATAAGGGTTTTCGAGGTAGTTCATCTTAGTTATCTTTAGAGGTTGAAAAATTACTTTAAAATTGCAATCTGTTCGTTAGTGATTTGCTTCAGGACTTTTAGCAGCGTTCTTTCGTTTAGCTTGTCCGTTCGCAAGTCTTGGTGAAACATTTTTGACGCGGTCTTTTCATCGTAATTTTTACCCGAAAACTCGTTGTAATAAATAATTGCGATGTTGCGATGTTTTAATGCTGGGTGTATTCTCTTGTGTTCCATGACTCGAAATACTGAAATAAATCTTTAACGTGCAAGAATTAAATCATTTATTTTCCTCCCCCTTAGATTCTGGCTTAAAATCGATGCTTTTTAAAATGTTGATTGGTTCGTTTTCGGCTTTAAATGAACTGTTTTTGTTGTTTTGCTTTATCTGCCATTTTTCTCGTTTGGCTAAATAAATTCCGTTCATACAGGCTAAACCGTACTCTTCACGATTTAACTCAGTTGCCCAAATTTCTAAATGTCTTTTTTCTTGTTCGCTCATGAGCTTTTTACTTTACATGGGCAATACCGGCATTTCCATACCTGGGGAGTAGATGTCTTATAAAATTGGTGTTGGTGTTTCATTGGAAAGATTGATCTACTTTGGTGAGGTTGTAAACCTTTGACATCCGATCCAGGCTTTCGTTTAGGTAGTATTTCCCCTTGTCGGTTATCTCCCGGCTGTCGCACGTTACCATTAACCCAGTGCCGTCAATGGAATGAATTACCGGCTTATGCCAGAACTGTAGGGTTCGCCAAGTTGCGTATCCCTTCATGTACGGGTGCTTATCCTCCCCATCTACTACTGCTTTCTTTGGTGATTTTCTGATTTAGCCACACATAGTGTTTTTATTTAAGTGTTAGAAATATGTTTGCCCCATTGTTCCGCCATTGCGCGGGCTATTCCGGGGAAGGTTTTCGAACGTAGTTTTGCACGATCTTCAGATGGTGGTAGTTTCCAAATGCGTTGTTCCCGACCTTCGACTATATCGGTCGGTTGAAGTTTTGGAAGGTTATTTAGCCATAAGCAAGTTGCTTTTGTTTCTCCGTGACCGAATTGCCACGGCTGAATTACTTGATCTGGTTTCCTGTAATAGGTTGACATTATACCAATTGGGTTCTCTATAGCCAATGGCTTATCAAAAACTAACCCCCATTCCACAAATCGCATAAAGAACTCTATTGACTTTTGCTGTGATCCGTTTGCCTTCTTTTCAGGAAACCAACGCGCACCGCTTACGGCTAAATCGGTACATGGAGGAAATCCTATGATCATATCCCATGGCCTTGTCATAACATGGGTAACATCTTGTTCAATATGCCATTCAGGATGACCACCACTGCAAGGCAATAGGTCACAACTAAATGCTTCATGCCCTATATATCTAAAGGCTTTTGTTACCTCCTGGCTTTCCTCGCAAGCTACTAGCACTCTCATCTTGTTGTTGTTTACTGTTTAGTCCCAATCAATACCTTTTTCGCGCATCTTTTCTGCAAAGACTTCGTGCGCTATTTTGGTTTCTTTCTTTTGTCCGGCGCTGCTCATTCCGTCCCACATGTCGCCACCTTCAAGGCTAATGATCTCATTGAAAAGCTCTTGAATTGTGTATTTCTGGAAATCTTCTTTTGTTCTTCGCATCTTGTGTGTTTTTAAATTAGCGACTAAAAATCTTTAATTATCTGAATTATTTCCTCGACTGAGTACAGTTTATGTGGGTTGTATTCAATCTCTCTTACCTCACGATCGTACTCATCCACCGATTCCTCTTTGAAGTGGTCAATCAGCTCTTGTAAAACTTCTTCTCTTTCGGTCATACTTTTATAATTAGCTTATAGACAGGGACTAAAACAATTTCCTAGTTATCTCAAGTAATTCCTTTTCAGCATATTCAAGTTGCCTTCTCGCCTTAGCAACCTTATCTGATTCACGTTCTATTATGGACTTTTGAGCATCTTCTTTGGAATCAAAATAATAAGTGTCAAGCTCCCTTTGTTCTTTCCCGTTCTGAATGTAGTAAACGCTTTGGCTTGTTTTCCTTACTATTTCAACCTCTTCAATTTCATGTCCCCAACTTCTTGTTTTGTACATTTTCATCTTATCAGTAGTTTAAAAGGTTAATCGTTCAAAGCGTTCCAAGTTTCTTCTTTTACCCAAATGTCTTTTAAAGGCTTTCCGGTATAGGTGTCGTAGTTGGCCTTTAGATAACGCATGTGCTTTTCGTGTTGCTCAACATAACTTAACGGTGGAGGCGTGTAGGCTTTCTTTGGTGGTCTTACCTGTCCCTCTTCTTTTGCTTCCTGTTCTGTCATTGGTAGGATCGTTTTACCGATCGTTATTGCGTCAATGCTGGCCTTCCATTGCTTTAATCGGTCAACATCTTCAACCTTTTCCGGTGGCTTATAATACTCCTCCTTTTCCGCTTTTAATTGCTGCTCTACAACGGTGTACTTTTCTTCTAGGTAATACTCCATCCATCCAAAGATAACCGCACTGTCGAGCCGGTATATCTCTCCAAACTCGTTTTGGCGGGCGCGTCTGAATACCAGGATAAAGTCCTCAACCGTTTCATTTGGGTATTTAAAAACCAAGTCTTCCACAATTTGCTTGATCTGATTCTCGTTTAAATTCCATTTCAAGTTAAGGCTACCTACCAACTTTGTCAAGGCGGTATCAATCGCTATCTCGACTTCACCTTGTGGCAGGTTTCTTTTAAGCTCCACAATAGGCAAAGCCGTTTCAATGATCGCGCGAACGTTTAACCATTGTTCGAACTTCTTATACTTTTCAGGACTCTGTACGGTAGCTATTAAGTCTGTCGCGCGTACCTTCGGCAGTAATTGATTTTCCATTCTGTTTATTTTTAAATTCAAATAATCCTGTCCATCCGTTTTGAATGCTTTGGCCGATCATTCCGATAGCCTCCGATTCTGGCCGCGCCCCCAGTGTGCGAAGCTGCATTTCTTTTGTTTTTTGGGTAAGCTTTTGTTTTTTTTCTTTTCGATACTCTACCCATTCATTCCAAGCAAAAGCAAATTGGTCACTTTCAAAAGGCAAAACCTCAACGGTACTATCTTCTCCTTTTTTCTTTTCTACTCTCTTCTCTTCTTCTCTTCTAGCATTGCGTTGCTTAGGCATCGCAATTGCATTTCCTGTGCGATGCTTAATAAACCCGTTTAATTCGTTAAAAACAGACATATTAAAACACTCTAGATACCCAATGAATTCTTTTTCTGGCTTATATCCATACTTTGGGTAAAAAGCATCATTGCAAAGTGACTCTAAATCGAGGTATTCATCGGTTGAGAATTGGAAAAGTATCGTGTAATTGTAGGGTATTTTACCGCTGAATCTTCTGGATATACTGTCCGAGGTAATCCCTACCTTTATAAACTCCTCACTCTCATCAAAGCAATGAATAACATAAATCTGATTGCCTTTCACTCTGGCTATTTCAGGGCTTAAAAATCTGTTTTCGCCTCCTTTTTTACCAGCCTCGGAACGCTTATTTGAAATTATCTGGAACTCTTCTAACTGTTGATCTAAAAAAAATATTGTTAAATCATCACCGTCCTGCTTAATTACATTCGCATCAATCAATTCCTTAAGTAAGGCATCATTCCCCTTGCACACTTTCATTAAAGCGAACTTGTGTTTAAGGTCACCAAGTCTCTGCCAGTATATTGAACAAATAGATATGAATGCGCCCTGAGCTTCAAATGAACAAAGCTGTATATTACCAGTGTCCCATTGTCCGGGCTCAAATTTAAAGTACGGTAGCTCTTTGGCCATAAAAAAAACCTGAGGTTGGTTTCGCCCGACAGCTACTCCCACCCTAAGGTTCTTTTAATTTCTTTCCGGCTGTGTCGGCAGCGTTGCGCCTTGATCCTTTCAAAGCGTATTCAAATATACTTCTAATCTTTAAAAACCAAAGCCTGATTAAGTTTTTTATTTAACCAGTACACCCTTCTTTTTTCCCTTTGGCGTTCTACGTTTTTAAACTCTCTATCCCTTTGACCGCATAAAACAGAGCAGTAACGATGGTTAGACCGGAAAGGCTCGAAAGGTTTATTGCATTTGGAGTAGTGGCATTTCATAGACCGCGACACTTTATGCATTCATAACGGATTAAGTTAGCTGAATTACATTTTATCAGATCATTTGTTGATCCGCATGTCATGCAAACTTTGATGTCGCCTTTTTGTTGCTTATTCTTAGCCCTCTTTTCAATCATGGCCATCCCCTTACAAATACATGGTTCAGATACGCATATATTACCGTGCATTAAATCACAGGTTTCATAGGATCTTTTCATGGCTGTATAGTTCGTGTATAAAAATTAATTTCACGCTTTAATGATCCGTCAATGTCCCGGTCAATTAACATGTTTCCAGGGGCGGCCTCAATATGAAGAATGGTTTTATTTCCAATCTTAAAAGTAACATGCATTATATCTCCTCTTTCAAGGTCGAGAACTACATTTTTAATCTTGCCTTTCGGTTTGCTAACAGAAGCCTGACCGAGTGGTTGTATGAATTCGCTCATTTGTTATACCCTCCATTTTTAAAGTACATTAATACTATGAAAATAATTACCACAAGGCATGCGATGAATCCTAATATAAAGTTTATCATTTTTTTATCTTTAATCCAGTGTTAATTTCGATAATCTCTTTCCTCATATCAACCTTTCTAACCTCCTTTATACTTACTCCTAGCTTCTGGGCTATCTCGTGAAGGGTGTGGTAGTAAGGAGCGGAGAACTGGTAATTGAAATGCTTCTTGTGGTACATCTTGCTAATCTTTAGGGAGATGGTTAAACGCGAATATTTTTATACTTTGATTCCCACGCGTTCAAAATCGTGTTGTTATCTTCGTCCGTCAGAAGGGACGCAAGAGCGGGAGGTATTGAAACTTTGTATGGCGGCGGTTTATCTCCACTCTCGGCCTTTTTAATCATAGCCTCAGGGTAATCGTAGAGAATATATTTCTTTGTCGCCTGACGCTTTAAATAGTTTTCTCGAATGTCGTCCACCATTTTCTGAAGTGTCGGCAAATTCAATCCCTTGGCCGGCATATCGATAGGCATTGTTTTAGGAAATGAATCAACAATTTTGTTTTTAACTCGTTCGGCTGTATTTAGAACGTCATGCGCTTTTGAATAAGCGTTGCACATTCGAGCGCGAGCATCTTCCTTTTTGATATCGAGAAGGAAGGCTAACTGCTGGGAATTTAATTCGGTCATTGGAGTAAGGCCAGCGCCTCTTTTACATTGTGCTTCAGGTCATCCAAATCACTAAGGGCATTATCTCGCTCCTTCTCCATATCATCAAGTTCTTCCTGAAGTTCATCTACCCGGTCGCTCAAGTCCTCAAGATCAAATGAGTTTTGCACCACCGTAACCAGATTGTTTTTCTTGATGTATTCCGACAGCTCTTCAAAAAAAGATTGTAGCTCTAATTCTGACATTGATTTAATCTCTTCGAGCAAAAGATTTTGCCTCTGTATGGTCATCATAATTATTTTGAGTTTAGTTGTTTCTCTGTTTACTGTTGAAAAATGTGCGGGTCTCTCCCCGCTTGTCAGGCTGTGCATTTTTTTACCTTGATATGGCGCCTTTAGAGCCTCTCCACCATACGCATCTTTAATACTGGTTTAACTTGTTCAAACTTCAACCCTTATTAATTTCTTACCGTATTTTTCGGTAGTCTTTATTTTGCCTTGCTTAATAAGCAGATACGTTTGCGATTTACTCTTATCTGAATAGTCTTTAACGTACTCTTTGATCGTAATTAATTTCGTTGCCATAGTTTTATTTTAAATTTTAAAAAGTGGGGATAGCGCCTACCTCCCCCAGAATGTTGTTTTACCTCGCGAGTCTATTCAACACCCTGATCAATTGGCTTTTTATCGCTTGCGCATTCTCCATTGGTTTGCTGCCTCCGGTGGTTATAACTTTTAATATCTGTTTCTAAATTTAACTCCAATTTTTGATTCGATCTGCTGCATACAATCGGAACAAATTTTTTCAATCACATATTTACAGTGTTCTTTGCGGCCTCCCTTACGGGTACTTCTCCGCGTGTTGTTCAAACTTGCCTGATAATTACCGCAGCCACAACCGCAACTTCCTGCCTTGCCTTGATTAGCCCAACTATCGTAAGCGGCCATTGACCAAAAGTTATTTTTGTAGTACTTAGGATTGGCCAAAAACTTCAACGTACTGACTAATTTGTCAATTCGCTCTTTATTTCTGTCAATCCTTAATTGTTCCTTAGTCCTGCGTGCCATGATGCAAATATATAAAACAATAAGAATACAATCCTAGCGGTCTTAAGAAATAAATCCTAAATATTTTTAATCAAGATTAGGAAAATAGGAATTGATTCCTTTATCTTTGAGACATCAAACAGAGAAACACTATGGTAAACACGACAGAAACTTGGAACAATGATCTCGGAGAAGATGAGTTGATCCCTGATACAATGCTAGAAGATGACGACACTGAAAGAGACGAAGACGAAACAATTAACGAAGACTAATATGTATAACTACACCGATCATTCAGAAGAAGAATTACGCGATATGTCAGAAGCCTTTGAGTCCCTGATTAAAGAGAAGCAATCGTTAATCGATATTAGCAATTCTTATGGGGAAGACCTTGCTAAACTTTCAGAAGAAATAAACAAGAAGAAAAGCAGGTCTATTGCAAGGCTCAGAGAACTAAACGTGAGAGCGCTAACCGCTTTACAGATTGTTAAGGATAGACAAACGACACTTTCAAACTAGCTCAATATGTACATTATCATTTGGAGAAACAGCCACAGAGACCCGCACGTTGGGATGGATTCACATGATTTTATTGAATCATTTTCGGATGAAGAATCGGCCCGCGAACACGCTGAAGAAACTTTAAAGAACGAAAACGAAGACAGTCCAAGCCCTTGGTATTTCGACTACAAAATTTATCAAGAAGTTGATTAACGAACTATAGAACATGGAACAAAAAACACCTAGTATAAAAGATTTACAAAAGACGGTCGATAGTAATAAAGTTGAGTTGCCGACTATTCAAGAACTATTCCAGGAGAATGCGGTTGCGATTGGCAGGCAGGAGGGATTGAATTACCTATTGAACGGAGCGCCTAAAAAGGAATGGATTAAAGAGCACCCAAATGTTCCGGGTTGGAAATATATCCCGATCGACAAGGTTGAACACATGATGAGGGTTCTATTTAAGAAGTGGCACGTTGAGGTTTTGAAAACGGGAATGCTTATGAATGCTGTGGAGGTTACTGTACGGGTTCATTATCTTAGCCCAGCGTCTAACCAAATGGAATATCAAGACGGTGTAGGTGCTCAAGAACTTCAAACAAAGAAAGACACCGGAGCGCTTAAAATGGATATGTCAAACGTCAACCGTGGCGCTGTTACAATGGCTTTGCCTATTGCGAAATCATTGGCTATAAAGGACGCTTGCGAGTTGATTGGAACTGTATTCGGTGGTAATTTAAACCGTAAGGACGTAGCGGTTTTTCAACCTGATATGACTATCCTAAAAACAAATAAACAAAAGCTAAATGGAAATTAAGCGCTACATTTTCGAGAATAAAGAAGATTGGAAAGAAGCCCGTAAAGGACTATTCACCGGTTCACGGATAAGTGAAATCATGGCCGGTGGTGATAAAGTCGGAGCGGGAGCAATCACGTACATTTTGAATCTGATTCAGAATGTTGAAGCCCAGCCAAAGGTAGATTATTACTCTCACGAAATGGAATGGGGAACCAATACCGAACCGGAAGCTATAGCGTATTTCTGCAAGCTCAAAGGATTCGATTTGAACGCCGATGATGTAATCTACACTTCATTAGGAGGTACGGTTTTCTTTGTGGCTGATGATATTTTAGGCGCTACCCCTGATTTGATTTTACCTAATGCTATTTGCCAGGTTAAATGCCCGAACAGCGACACCCATTTGAGATACAAACTATTTGTTAATTCAGAAAACTTCGCGGAAGAACTGCCAAAGTATTACGATCAGATCCAAACGGAAATGATGCTTTGCGAGCGCCCTTTGTGTTACTTCTTTTCTTTTGACCCAAGATTCAAGACAGCAGAATTACAACACCACACCATTGAGGTAAAGGCAGATACTAAACGGCAAAACGAAATCTATAGAAAGACGAAGATTTGCGCGGTTAAGAAACAGGAGTTTTTAACTAAACTCTATGACATTACTCAGGCGGAGTAATCTTGTTTGATTGAGCTGATCGGGTGGCATAAGAGCGCCCGATCTTTTTTAAAAACTTAATAAATTGAAAGATGCAAAATAAGATAATAAAATTTAGAGCTATTGACACTTCCGGTAATGTTCGGTTTGGTAGTATAGTGTCAGATAAAGAAAAGCCTGTTGCTATAATCCAGCAAATAGAAAACCCAATTAACTATGGTTGTGCTAATGGATGGTGTTTCGCTGTTAAGCCTGAAACAGTTTCAATGTTCACCGGGCTCATTGATAAGAATGGAAAGGAAGCATACGAAGGAGACACATGTAAAGAACCTAACGGATCTGAATTTACCATTGTATTCGATACTCATACTTTCAGGGGTGATTTAGACACTGAGATTACCGTGATCGGATGGCTAAGGAAATGGAAAGACGGAACATTTTCGCCAATCGGATTTTATGGAATTAAAGAATTTGAAATAATCGAAACGGTTTAACATTTATTCACTAAAAACACACAAGGATGAAACCAGAATCACAAGTAAGAAACCTTTTATCGGCTTTGCTTCTTGGAATAAAGGTCGACCGAGTTTACGCATGGAGATGGTTAAACATTGCGGATTTAAGAAGTAGGATCTCAGACGTGCAAAGGGATTATGATTGCACTGTGGACAGGGAAACGAAACCGGGAAAGCGATACAAACAATATTACTTTAAATCACTTGTATGAATAGGGGATCAATTTTATACAATAGGCTAGTAGAGCGCCAAAGACGGTTAAACAACTTCGCCTTGTGGACTTACCTAACCTTCGGAGCTTGTATTCTCACCGGGTTACTGATCGTTATCGCTGCCTTTATAGGCTCGGTTATGTTTCTCGAGAAATTAGTGAGGTGGATAATTCAATGATATTTTTTAGCGGCTGGATATAAACTTTCCCTGTAGAGTAGGGGCAGACACTTATAGACCAGTCGCAATTTATTCGGGGACCATAAACTGACCGCCTGAAGGTCTATTAAAAACTTGACTTCATGTCTGGGGACTGGACGGCGGTTT